GCAATTGATTTGTACATCAAAATAATTTTATCCTCCAGGCCAATCTCATTTTGAACCGCCTTTCTTTTCTTTTCATCTGTTAAGTGTTGGCAAAGCAAGGCATATTCACTACTTACTTTTTTTTGCGTTGCGCAATCAATCTCTTTTCCGGAACCAAAATCCAGTATTTCACTTTCATTTATATAGAATCTTTTTCCGCTATCAGCTTTATAGATTGCATAATTTGCCTTAAATTCTCTTGACGCCTCACCTGTAACCAACCCCATCATCAAACAAAAAACAGCCAAAACTCCAATCGGGAACACCTCGTACTTGTTTAATTTCTTGCTTCCAGCAAAACCAATAAAACCTGAAAACATAAAAGAAGCTGATGCTATCAAATTTTTATTTATGCAACTCTGTATAAACAGAACATCATTTAAAGACTTTGCCTTTATCCCGGTGAAAAACCTAAACAACCTAATATCATAAAACTCGCCATTCAATAACTTAAGGTTTTTGTTAATAAAATCCAGCCTTAGCAACTTCACAAAGAAAACAAATATAAAATGAAGCCCACCTACCCTTATGGTTGCCAAAATAAGAGCGACAAAACATGCCACATATTTGTAAAGCTCTAAATTATTATTCCCTTGCATATTAGCTTCCTATGTTAGCTATTGGATTTAGAGTTGCAACCTCTTCTAAATGCGTTAGAGCGAAGTGCTCGTAATTCATTGTTTCACCAATATTAGCATGCCCGAAGATGGGCAGTAGTAACAAATTATTGTCGCTATTCATCATAAAATGACTGGCAAGGTATGCCGTAAAACGTGGATCTTTTTTCCTTCCACCAGTCCAGCGCTGGGCTGATGCAGGGGCACGCCAGCACGGCCGCGCTAAACCGTGAAATGCACATACAGAGAGAAACCGATGCGAATCCGATACTGCGTGACTGGTCTGCTGCTGATCTGCCTGATGATGTTATCCGGCTGCACGCCCGTCCGGCCTTCTCCAGCGCCAGAGATTCTCTGGATTGGGTGTCCGCCCGTGACAAGCTGCCCGGTGCCGGGAAACAGCCTTAAAACGGCCGGCGATCTGGCGGTGGATAATCGCCAGCCGGAGGCCGCGCTCGCCGCCTGTGGGCTGTAGGTCGAAATCATCAAAGATTGCCAGGAGCAACACGATGCTGAAACCGCAACAACTACGCCGGGCGCTGACCGACAGCGTGCCGGAACTGCAGCGAAACCCCGACGCGCTGAACGTATTTATCGACAGCGGGCGCATTGTCTCGACGCTTGCCAGTTCGTTGTTGTTTGAATATCAGTACCGGCTGAACATGGTGATTACGGATTACGCCGACAATATCGACCTGCTGATCGTGCCGCTGCTTGAATGGCTGCGGACAAATGAGCCTGACATTATGGCAACCGAGGAAAAGCGCCGGACGGGCTTTACCTTCACAGCGGACGTGATCAGCGACACGACCAGCGATATCAGCATAGAGTTACAACTGAGCGAGCGCGTGATCGTGAAGCAGGCAGACGGCGCGCTGCACGTCACTCACGTTGGCGAGAATCCGCTGCCGGATAACGATGCGCGGCCGTTGCAGCTTTACGCAGGCGGTAAGCTCATCAGCGAGTGGCAATCATGAGCGACCTGCAGCTGGTAAACGACCGTCTGGAGGCGCTCATCAGCAGCCTGTCAGCCCCGGCGCGTAAAGAAATGGCGCGCAGCATTGGCCGCAAGCTGCGCGCCAGTCAGCAGCAAAATATCAAGCGCCAGCGGGCACCAGATGGTACGCCGTTCAAGCCCCGAAAAGCGCAGCCGGTACGCAGCAAAAAGGGGCGCATCAAGCGCGAGATGTTCGCCAAACTGCGCACGGCGAAATACATGAAAACGCAGGCGAGCGCCAGCGAGGCGGTGATCGAGTTTGCGGGCAACGTGCAGCGCATGGCACGCGTGCACCATTACGGCCTGCGCGATCGGCCGTCACGTAAAGGGAAAGAAGTACAGTATGAGGCCCGTCCATTGCTGGGTTTAAATGAAAAAGATTTAGAAATGATTGAGGAAGTTATTATATCAATTCTAAAATAAGCTTTCGGCTAAAGAGGGCTTGCAATGAAAAGAAGGTTTGATGTAACGCAAGGTGTGCAATGGCTAGGGATTATTTTTTTAGTTGTGGGGGCTATTGATTCATCTGTGGGGAATGTTTCTGGCGGAGCTGCCTGTTTCGCTGCGGGCATATTGTTAGTTTTGTTATTCAGTTTCGATGTAAAGAAATTCAATGTATTTGGTCTTGCAGCAGAGTTACGGGAGAAAATAAGCGAGGCCGATAAAATTCTGGATACCCTGCGAGGAATTTCGCTGCCGATAAGTGAAATTGCCATCAACACTGCCTCTCAAGCTGGGAGGTATGATTCGGTGGTTCCAAGAAAAAAGCTATACGATTTTGTAAATTCTATAAGTAAAGAACTTGAAGGTATGGGCGTCAAGGCAGAAGAAATTGAGAGAGTGAGAGAGGCGTGGTATCTCGCAACGTCAATAGATATGGCTCTACCTGTGCATACAGAGATTCAAAAGCAAATACATGCATATCATTCTCAGGCTATACAAAAAAACGAAGATATAAATAAAGGGAAAATAAGCCTGAATGATGATGAGACTCGGCAATTCAGCGAGCACCTGTCAAAAATAGAATGGGACAGATACCACTATTATCATGATGAAGCCGCACATATAAACCTAGATTACAAAACCTACCCTCAACATCTGCAACAGTTAATTCATGATTTAACTGGTGTGCCGGAAAGTGTAAAAGCGCAAATGCTAATTAAAATTAATGAGCATATTCTTGATATTGAATATTTGATAAATCAGAAAGACATTCGCAGGCCTGACGCATGGTTTAAGTAACTTTTACGCTGCCCTGTGTTTGCTGATGCATAAGCAAACTACCTTCCTTTGCTCAACATGCCGCAACGTAGCAACCTTGCGGCATGAACGAACAAATCTCAGAAATTCAGCGCCTGCTGCGCAACCTGATCCGCATCGGAACCGTGTCCGCCGTCAATCTGAATGATGGACTGTGCCGCGTCGATACAGGAAACAATAAAACTAACTGGCTTCACTGGCTGAGCGCCCGCGCGGGTAAAACCCGTTCCTGGAATGCGCCGTCCGTGGGCGAGCAGGTGCTCGTCTTATGCCTGGGCGGCGAACTCAATACCGGCTTTGTGATGCCGGGAATCTTCTCGGACGACAACCCGGCGCCGTCAGCGTCGGCGGATGCGCTGCACTGGTCATTTCCTGACGGCGCGGTGATCGAGTATGAGCCGGAAAGCGGCGCGCTGACCGCAACGGGCATACAAACGGCAACCATCACGGCGGCGGTAAAAATTCTGTTCGATTCACCAGAAGTGGAGTGCACTGCACATCTCAAGGCCAAAACCTTTGGGTTCTCTGATGGCGGCACGATGAAAGGAGACGTATCGCACAGCGGCGGCAGCCTTAGCTCTAACGGTATCGTGGTCGATGCTCATCAGCATGGCGGCGTGAAGTCGGGCGGCGATCTATCGGGAGGGCCGCAGTAATGGCAGAAAAATATATCGGTATGAACCGCGATAGCGGTAGCACCCTGACCGATCTCGATCACATTCGGCAGTCAGTGCGTGACATTCTGTTGACGCCGCTCGGCGCCAGGGTGATGCGCCGTCAGTATGGCTCGCTTCTTTCCGCACTGATTGACCAACCGCAAAACGAGGCGCTGCGCCTGCAGATTATGTCGGCCTGCTATCTGGCGCTCCTGCAGTGGGAGCCGTGTATAAAGCTAACCGCCATCAGCTTTGAGTCGGACTATAACGGCGCAATGGTGGTTGAGCTGACCGGCAACCGCACCGACAACGCGCAGTCTTTTTCCTTAACCGTTCCTGTGAGCTGAAAACATGGCAACTATCGACCTGGGCCAGCTGCCCGCGTCTGACGTGGTGGAAACGTTTGACTATGAATCCCTGCTGGCCGAGCGCAAGGCGACGCTGATTTCCCTTTACCCGACCGAGCAGCAGGACGCTATCGCGCGCGCTGACGCTGGAATCAGAGCCCATCGTCAAAATGCTGCAGGAAAACACCTGTCGCGAGCTGATCCTGCGTCAGCATATCAACGAGGCGGCAAAGGCCAATATGGTGGCGTATGCGCTGGATGACGACCTTGACCTGTTCGGCGCAAACAATGGCGTTTCCCGCCTGATGATTACCCGGGCCGACGATACCGCCATTCCGCCTGTGGCCGCCGTAATATGAGTGATCGCCAGCTGCCGAACAGCTCTTCAGCTCTTCAGCGCTTAAGTCCAAAGCGATAGCCAGCTGGAGCCCCATGACGAGCCACTGCTTAAGCTGTTGACCCCGCAAAATTGCCCGGTTGTGCTGCTGCTTTATCTGGCATGGGCATGGTCGGTTGAAATCGCAGAGATTCACCATTGTCCTATTTGCCAGGCCGTTGCTCATGTCAAGCAGCCGCTATATTTCGCGTGAAACAAAAGATCGTTATCACCAGTGCCAGAACATCAACTGCAACTGCACTTTCAAAACGCATGAAAGCGTAGCTAAAATTATTGTAGAGCCAGCCCAAATCAACAGAGTGCCCTTGCATACCCACCATGATCTACAGCCTTCCCTGCCCCACTGATAAAGCCCGCGAAAGCGTTTTTTATGGTTGCGGTCAGTCGTAGTCATAATAGCTATCCTCTGTAGCCATTCCGTAGACATTAAGCATAAAAAAAGGGGCTGGCATTAC